AGTACCATTTCAAGGCGTTCCCGCAAGTCAGTCAATTACAGCTTACTATGATGGCGCATTGATGGTCTGGAATGGTACAGCAGAAGTATTTGATATTGATACCAGTGGTAGGGTTGATGTTGGCAAGATAGCAGGCACAGCTCAAACAGCTAATGACAATGGTGCAGATATAAACGCCATTCTTGAAGATACTGCCGAGATTGCAAACTTGAATAATGTTTCAATTACTGAGATTAACCGCGAATGCGATACCGCAATCAGCGATGCAGCTTTAGCCACAGCGGCATCACTTGCAGCCGTTGCGGGGTATATTGATACTGAAATAGCAGCGATACTTGAAGACACAGGTACTACAATTCCTGCACAAATTACCGGCCTAAATAATGTTTCAGCACAACAAGTTTGGGATTTCTTAACATCTGGAATTATTTTGTCTGACAGTATAGGTTTGCAACTAAAAACAAATGTAGATGCTTTAATAACTTCAAGAAATGCAATTGTTCCAAACACCGTCGTTCCTGATAACACTTCAATAGGAGCCATTCTCACTTTAATACAAGCGGCTGGTGATGGTGATGTGGCTGCAATGAAACTTATAATTGATACTTTGTCTGGAGCGGCAACTGCTGGGGTGTTTACAGAAACCGCTTTAGAAAATGCTCCTACGGCTGAAATGGATGCTACTGAACTATGGGCAGCTTTAGACCTCTATACCGCGAGCGGAGGCTCCTTAAAAGCTATCACAGACGCTTTAGCTCTCCTATACTCTATACAGGAAAGTGACGGCTTTATTGATACTTCTGATCCTACACAGCATCAGCTAGTAATACACAAGAAAGGCGATACAGCTACAGAGTACATGCGTAAAAATTTAAAAGATGCAAGTGGCGACCCTATTGTTAACTTTACTACACCTATTGGAGGCCATAGCGAACCATGATAATAGCTCTCGCACCAATTGGGTACAGACCTCTTATTCCCACCGCTCCGCCCTCGAGTTCGCAGGAGCAAGCGGATACCGTTGATTTCCTAGAAGACAGACAGGAAACTCTATATATCCAAAGAAGAGTAGCTGGCTTTAGTGCTTCAGGCATGCCTTCAAGGGCTACATGGACGGAAGTTTCACGTGAGCTAGGTGACTGGCAGCCTGTTTCCGGACATACTGTACAAAGAGAAATGGGTTTAGTTGTAAAGAGTGAGTCACAAGTTATTATGCCCGTACCCACTCTAGCACAGGCTGAGGATAGAGTAGAACGTGTGGATGGTACCTATATGTATGTGAATTACGTAAACAGGTACAAAGGGCATACTACTGTATTCTTAAAGAGGACGGAGGACTCAAAATAATGCAGAGTAATGTAGTTGGACATGAAGCTGTAGGTGCTAATATGCGTAAGTACGGTAGAGATGCTTTACCTAAGGTTATTAAGGCTGTTGAGGTTACTACAGCTCAAATAGTCAAGGCAGCACAGGCGAATCACGGTTCTAACGCACATGCACAGACACGATATGAGAATCGAACTACTTTACTAACTAACTCAATGAAGAGTGACCCTGCTAAAGTAGTTGGTGCAAGAGTAATAGGTAAAGCTTCAGCTAATAAAGAGTATGCTTCAGACGTAGAATTAGGTACTTCTACTTCGAGAGCCTATCCGTTTATGTTTCCAGCCTTACAGACTGAAGGGTCTAAACTGGCTAAGAATTTAAAAATCACAATGTCTTAAGTTAAGGAGTAGTACGATGTCACAGTTTATCACATGGGGTGGGCTAGTCACACGAGTAAATGCCTTCGGCGTTTTTCCGCCTAATCAAGTAGTTGAAGTTCCGGACCACGTAGCGGTGGAGTTACTTAAAGTGGTTAACTTTAAGCTATCTTCGGGCGAAAATATTGTGCCTGAGGATGCTACCGTAGAGGATCTGCGCGCCTCTTTGGTGATCGCGCGTCAAGAGCGTGATGCGGCCATACAGGCTAATACCGAGCTTGCAGCCGCTTACGCCGTGGCGCAAGAGAAAGTAGCAGAGTATGAGGAAGCCGTAGGCGACCTTGATTTGAATCCTGTAGGTGAGGATGAAGAGGTCGAAGTCAAAGAAGATGAAGAAGTTGAAAACGAAGATACTACTAACACGGGTGACTAATTATGACTTTAAAGGAAACACTGTACGCGATATTGCAAGAGGATGCTAAGTCTGCGGTTGCAGGTAGTTTAGGTGCTTTACTAGGCGCTGCTGCTACTGACCCTTACGGCATATACTTTATGCACGATCCTACTTTAACAATTCCGCGTGTAGTGTTTTTCTTTAATGTTCAAGTGGGTCGGCTAGCCCGCACCCTGTATATAAATATCTCTGCTTACGGAGAGGCCTACGAAGCTATCCTAAAAAGAGTATATACTCTCTTGGAGCTTAAACAGTCTTCCTTCGCAGCCTGTACAGATTATAGAGTATTACGTATAGCCTGGGATTGGAGTGGTCCTGATTCTTATGATGATGACACTAAAGTGTACTATCGTCAGGATAGATATGAGGCTAAGCTTTGTGTTTTGTAAACCTTTAGTATTATGGATTGTAGACGGTGTAGGGTGGGGTTGGGACATTCGTGCCAAGACCTTGAGTGAGCTTATGCCTGAGTATAAGCACTGTATTGTCGGGCGCGGCGTGTGTACAGTAGACGCAATAAATGCTGCTATTGAGAAGGAAAAACCTTCTGTTATAGTATGCTTTGCAGTTTCGTTATTATCGCGTCTAGTATGCGATTGTAAGGTTGTAACAAGTTTAACAGGGACCCGTATTTTGGAGTAAGCTATGCCAGTTGCAGCTGAACAAAAAATCTTAGAATCTTATTGTGTTGGGCGTGGAGCTAACATAGGTTGCGGCCGTAGGCCTATAGGTGACTCTATAGGTGTAGATTTAGCCGAAGGACCTTGCGTATCTGTTATAGCTCCAGCACACCAGCTACCTTTTAAATCAGGTGAGCTAGACTACATTGTATCCTGCGCAGCTCTAGAGCACATAGATGTAGCCCCTATTACTGTTCTTAGAGAGTGGACTCGTTGTGTAAAGCTTGGAGGCGTAGTTGCTTTACTTGTTCCTGATGCAGATTATGGTATGTGGGCTATGACTGGAGACACTGGTGTGCCTGGGTGCCTCATTAAACCCAGAAGAGAGATGGAGCACTTACATGCTTTCACTCTTACGACGTTAAATCTTCTAGGCCGCTTTGCAGGCTTAGAAGTTAAAGAAGCATATAAGTTTAGCAGACAGCCAGTTCGGCGTGAGACTACCTTAGTATGGGTCGGTACTCGCGGTGAACACTTTAGAGAGTAATATGAATATACTATCCCTTGAAAACTACCAGACGTGGTCTTGGTCTTGTATCCTTACAGATATGATAGCTAAAGGTCTTCTTTCTGACATATATATAAACAGAACAGTACTACACAAAAACTTAGAGTTATCTGGTCCTTTCATAGATGCACACGATTTGTTTCTTTTCCAAAACGTAGATGCATTACGCTTGCTAGACCAGGTACCCTCTAAAAAAGTGGTAGTGCGTATGGGTGGCATTGATATTAGAGGTTTGGCGGATATGACTGAGTGTACGAAATATGATGAAGGCTTACAAAAGGTAGGCGCTATTGTTAGCACTAACACTAAGCTACATTCGTTAGCATTGAGGAACAACCTTAACAGTTACTTGATACCTAATGGTATTGACTTGGAAGCTTTTAGCCCCCGTGAACACCTGCCTAATGAGCGCTTTGTAGTGGGTTTTGCGGGTAACGTTAATGATATGCGCCATATGACTTATAAAGGCTACGCTATTATTGCGGGCGCTGTAACCTCACTCTATAATGAGGTAGATTTTACTACCGCCTTATATAAGCATAAGCAAATACCGCACGCTCGTATGGTGCCCGATTTTTATCATAAAATCGATTGTTTAGTAAGTGCCAGCATAGATGAAGGTTGCTCCAACGTTATAATGGAAGCACTGGCCTGTGGCGTACCTGTAATATGTACTCAAGTAGGGTACCATGGAGAGCGTCTAGCGCATAAAGAAAATTGTTTATTTATAAAAAGGACTATCAGTAGTATTGCTGATGCTATCTCAAGACTGAAAGAAGATGTAGTCTTGTATAGCAAACTCTCCGCTGCAGGTAGAGCCTTCGCTGTACAGCACCATGACATTCGTAATGTTGTGGAGGCTTATCGTAAAGTTATTAGTAAAGTGTTAACACTCGAATAAGGAGTTTAAAGATGTCAAAAAATACCGAAAAGGTAACATTAGGTAGCGGAGACTTATACCTCAACGCTATCGATGTAGGTCACTTGAAAGGTGACGTAGAGCTCACGTACGAGCTCGAAAAAGTAGACTTCAAGCCTGCTAACATGCTTGGAACTGTCAAACAGTTTATCGTAGGTGAGAGTGCCACTTTAAAGGCTTCTCTCGCAGAGTTAAAAGCTGCTAACATAAGATTAGCTATGGGTCTAACGTCAGCAGTTGATGACGCCACTTCCTTTCCAACCTATGATCCTAGTAGCTATACGCCTGAATCAGGTGCTAGCTTTGATATTGTAACCTTCGGTGGTGACAAAGATGTACTGGAAGTGCCCTTGCGCTTTGTGCATACGCGCGAAAATGGCGACGTAATTGTAGTAGTCTTCTATGCTGCGGTTACTGAAGGTGGTTTGAATTTACCATTCCACGAAGCAGACGTTACTCTGCAGGACGTTGTATTCAAAGGCTTAGCCGATGAATCACGTACAGCAGGCGATCAGATTGGCTTTATAGCAGAACAAACTGCTGGCTAAGCAACGGAACCGGAACGGAGCGGTGTTATTTAATCCACCGCTCCTTCCACCTTTATAAAGGAACAGAGAGATGACGGAAATGAATGAAACAAAAGCAAAAGTAACTTTATCGGAGATAGGTAGTCCCGATACCATTGAAATTTTACCTGGCTTAGTTTTTGAGGATAAGCTACGTATCAAGACACAAAGGCGTCTAGAGAAACAGTGGATGCTGCCTATGTCTCGTATTTTTAAAGGGCAAAGTACTAGCCCTGATCCAGATGATGAGAAAAAGACTATTACAGAGGCATGGCCTGGCGTAGACTTCGAGTTCTTAGATAATCTAATACCTCTTATGACTATTCTTGGTAAGCAAGTAAACTTAGATCTTACACAGGAAGATGTAGAAGGTATGTTTGACGATTTAAACATACCTTTATCGGATATAACTAATAACTTAAAAACTTTCTTTGAGCGTATGCGCAATCGTCTTCTAAAGGACAATGAAACCTTAAAAAACGAGTAAAGGCTCATTCAGAAATAACTGAACCTGATTGGGCCGATATCTTTATAGTGGTGATGCGAGAGTATCCGCAATACCGTATACAGGATATAGAAGAGTTAACAGATTCGCAGCTTACTATCTTATTAGATAAGGCCGCTGCCTATCGTAAAGTGTTACCTATTGCAGAGGTGACTTTAACACAAATAAAGAGTGTACTGTTTGCAGCTTTCGAGGTTAAAGAAAAGGAAAAGGAAGATGGTAAGATAAAGACTTCTATGCCTTTGTTAAAGATGTCTGAAACAGAAATAAAAGCGTATGAGAAGGCAAAGTATCCTTCTCCATTAAATAAATGGTTGCGTAACTATAGAAGAGGTAAATAATGGCGACTCTTGGTTCTAGCTTATCTGGTGCACTTTCTTCTGGAGGTGGTTCTACTTCTGTAGGCTCTGTAATAGCTTATGTGCAAGCAGATACTAGTAATCTTAATGCAGGTCTTATGGCGGGTGAACGGCGCGTAGCTACTTTTGCACGCCGCATTTCTGCTAAGTTGCGTACTGCAGGTACAGCTTTTAAGATGGTAGGCATGCAAGCTACTTTAGTAGGAGCTGCTGTCACAGGCAGCTTAGTGGCTATGACTAAAGGGTATATGGATTTTGACGATGCCATGCGTCATGCTACTTCTATTAGTAATGTAACACAAGCACAATTCGAAACTATGTCGGATATGGCAGAGCGAGCTGCGGTGCGTTTAAACACCTCGGCGTCTACAGTCGCTGGTGCCTTTTACTATCTAGCTGAGGCAGGTCTAACAGCTACTGAACAGATGGGGGCCTTCGACACTGTAGTAAACTTTGCTCGTGTTAGCTCTACGGATGCTGCAGAAGCTACTGAAATTATGGTTAATATCGTAAGAGGTATGAACTTATCCTTTGAGGAAGTAGCAAGGGTTGCTGATCTTATTACTGCAGCTGTTATTTCTTCTAATCAGAATCTAAAACAGTTAGGCCACTCTATGTCTATGGTGGCCTCTATTGCGTATGAAACACATACACCGTTAAACCAAGTAGCAGCTTCCTTTGGTCTAATGGCCAATGCAGGTATTAAAGGCACTAGAGCTGGTACAGCTATGAGGCGTGCTATGGTTAACTTTATGGCGCCTTCTAGAGAGATGACTTCTGTACTGCAAGCGTACAACATTAAAATTCGTGATGGTAATAAAGTTATGCGTCCTTGGGTTGATATTGTAATGGAGATGAGTTCTAAGCTTAAGGATGCTGATGAGCAACAACGAGATTATGCTTTTGCTACTTTAATGGGTGTTAGGGCTCTTACAGGACAGTTAGCTGTCTTTAGAGACCATGGTAAAATTGTACAAGCTTACTCAAAAACATTAGAAAATGCTGCAGGTACATTAGATAGAGTTTTAAAGAAACAGATGGCTTCCTTGAAGAACGTAACAGGTTCTACAATGAAAGAGTTAGGTATACTTTCAAGACATGCTATTGTTACTTTAGAACCCGCTATGAGAGGTGTTGCAGCGGCTTTAACTCCCGTAGTACAGAAGTTAACAGAGTGGGTTAGAGTTAACCCGGAGCTGACTGCCTCTATTATGATTAACACTGCTAAGATAGGTTTAGCTGCACTTGCGGTTGGTGCTTTATCTTTTGGTCTTGGTAGTCTTCTACAGTCGCTTTCTTATCTTATACCTGCTGCCGTTGCGGTGGGTAAAGTTTTAATACTGCCTTTTACCGCTTTAATAGGTCCAGTAGGCGTGGCCATCGCAGCTATCGCGGCTATAGGCTTTGCTGTTTACTCTCTTAGAGCTAGTTTTATAGCTAATTTTATGGGTATAGCGGATATGCTAAAAAGTTGGGCTGATTGGTTCAAAAAGGTGTGGGCAACAATAGTTCCTTATCTCATGCCTATATATCAGTGGATGGTAGATAACTTTGGTACTACGTTAACAGCTATGGGGAAACAGTTAAGAATCTTTATAAACGGTGCTATGGGCCTCTTCAAAGGGTACTGGGATTACTTAAAAGTAGGGTGGGAGACAGGCAGCTATAAAAAAGCTTGGCAGGCTTTGAACAATGGTATGTCCGAAGCTATTGACGATGACTGGCTTAGTAAAGCTTTCGAGGGTATGGATAAGACAGTGCTGGCAGGGCTGCGTGACTCTGAGAGTGGAGTCGCAGCTTGGACCTCTGCTATTCCCGCGTACTTCTCTGACATGTGGGAGACCATTGCTGCACAATTCGCAGCTGACTCGACTAAGCTTGCAGCCCTTGTTAAGGAGAAGGCACCTGGTTTTACTGCGTTTTTGAAGATGCTAGAAGATATTAAAAACTTTAAACTGCCTACACTAATAACGCCTATAGAACCTGATAAAGATAAAAAGCTGGGAGGGAGTACAGAGAGTGGTAGTGTATCTAAACCATCCCCTTGGTGGTTTACGGGTATGCAACGCTACAGTGATGACATACATGAAAAGTGGCCTACACTAACTGCCTTTATGGCAGACACTATGGTAGACACTATGGATTCTATCCAAGGCTCTATGTCAGAAGCTTTTGAAGGTATGATGATGAATGCTAAGAGTATGAAAGAAGCTATGGTGGGTTTTGCTAATGAGATAAAGCGCGCCTTTGTAAAGATGTTAACAGACGTAATAGCTCAGCAGTTAATGCTGGCAGCTACCAAGAGTATAGTATCTTTCTTTCCTAGCTTTGGTAGTTTTGGCGCAGCTCCTGCAGCTGTCGCAGCTCCTGTAGGTCACAATGGTATACCCGCTTTTTACTCGCCTCCTAGATTACACAAAGGCTTAGCGCCAGATGAGTTCCCCGCGATCTTACAGAAAGGCGAAGAAGTAGTACCTAAAGGCGGTATGAGCCAACAACTACCTACTATCGTAAATGAAATAAAAGTTATCAACCAAACAAGTACTCCCGTGTCTGCTACGAGCTCTACTAGCCAGTTTGATATGGAACGTATGGTAACTACTATAGTACTTAAAGACAGTCGTCAGTACGGACCTCTTAAAAGCGCAGGAGTAATTAAATAATGGCATCAATACTTTTTCCAACCTTAGATTATGAGTTTGTAGAAGAGCTACAAGAAGACTTAGCAGCCGATCCCACTATCCGCAACGAAACCGAGGACGGTAAGGTTCTGACCAGGATTAAATTTACCACCGCTTTGCGCACCTGGACCTTTTCACTTCGTATGTGCCCAGCGACTATGTGGGCTACTTTACGTGCTTTTGAAGTAGCTGTTAATTATGGGTCTACGGAGTTTGTATGGATTCATCCTTTTGATTCTATAACTTATATGGTTAAACTTAAAGCTCCTTTACGAGGTACACAAGAAGCTAATACTAATTACTATAGAGTTGTTATTGAACTCGTAGAGAGCTACCCTTCATCTCAAGGAGCTTCTTAATGGCCTTATCCCCTAACATTATCTTAGAAAAAAACTTATCGAGCGGTACTACTCCTTGGGTAATTCTAATGAAAATTTCGTTGCCTGATGCGGCAGCTACGATTCTACGCTTTGCACAGAATACAGAAGATGTTACTTTTGATGGTGACCTCTACACTGCCTTTCCTTTTCAGCTAGAGCCTATTACACAAGAAGTAAAAGGGCAGATAGCTACCGTGCTAGTGCATATAAGTAATATAACAAGGTATATACACCCCTATCTTGAGTCCTTACAAGGCGGTATGGGTACTCGTGTACGTCTTACAGCCATCAATACAGGGAGCCAAGAAGCAGCAGACATAGCAGCCTACGAAGAAACTTCTATGGAGTTTACCGTAGTCGATTGTAGCACGGACTCTAAATGGGTAACTTTTACCTTAGGAGCTCCTAATCCGCTAATACAACGTTTCCCTTTAGATAAGTACTTAGCCGAACATTGCAACTCTTTATTCAAGGACGTAGTATGTGGTTATACAGGCGCCGCCATCTCAGGTATAACTCTTACGGGAACTGACCCAGTAGTGATTACTACCACCGCTGTTCACGGCATGATAACGGCTGCTATTGTTGATTTTGAGAGCATACTAGGAACTACTGAGTTAAACGGAAATGCGTATGCTATCACATATGCAGATACTACTTCCTTTACTCTAGATGGTACGGATAGTTCTTTGTTTACAGCGTATATATCAGATGGCATAGTAGGCCATGCTTCATGCAATCGTAATCTATCTGATTGCTATTTACGTAATAATAGTGCACGCTTTAATAACTTTCCAGCTTTACGTTCTGGAGGTGTTAGATTTGCCTACTAAAGTAGAATATGACGATTTATTTGGTAAACGCTTTGAACCTGGTGCTGTAGGGCCGGATGCTTATGATTGCTATAGTTTATGCGCTGAGATACGTACGCGTGCAGGTAAAGAACTGTCACTGCAAGAAACACTATGGGCTGAGGACTTTAGAAACATTAGGCTCCGCCATGCGCTAATTACAGAAGGTAAGAAACGGTTCGTACAGTTAGAAGGACCCGAACCTTTTTGTTTAGTGTGCTTTAAACTACGCCCTCCTTATGTCACGCATATGGGTGTAGTACTTGCAGACTGTAGACAGTTTATACACATTACTAAAAAAACAGGTATAACTGTAGAGAGCATTACTAAAGATCCTTGGTTAAGAAAGATTGATGGCTTCTATGAACACATTAGCTAAAAAACCTAAAAGCATACAAGTACTAGATGCGCGTAATCCCTTTAAGAAGCATGAAGGTGAGTTGCTTACTCTACCGCATAAAGGCGCTACTTTAGCTGAGCTACATCAACAAGTAGTTACACGCGATATACCCGTTGCAGCCTCTATCAACGGAGTCATTATTGCACCTGAAGCGTGGGCAATTACAGTACCTGCTCAAGGTGATTATGTAGTGTTTGTACCTATACTACGCGGCGGTGATGATGGCGGTAAATCTGTTTTGAGCATTTTTGCTTTTATAG